TAAACATACCTACAAGATTTCTTGCATCATCATCAGGATTCTTATAAAGACATACTGCTGCTATAAATGAAGCAATATTAAATGGACCACCACTCATAGAACCTGAGTCATCTATTATAACAAGGCTATTATAAGGTAGATTAACTTTATTTTGAATAAAAGATTCTACCTTTAAATTATCAATTTTATTTCTACCTATATCTTCATATAGTTCCTTAAAATTGACAGCTCCTGTAGTTACTTTAGCTTCTTTCTTAACTTTAGTAAGTTTAGTTTTATCTTCCTCAGTAGCTACACCTTGTCTAACCTTCTCTTCAAGAACTCTTTGTTCTTCTTGCTTAGATTCTTTGTATTTCTCCCATTCTTCATACCATTGTTTTAGTTTAGGATACTTTAATACATTGTCTTTGGTAAATAGGATTCTATTTCTAACTCTAAATCTAGCAGATGCAGGTAATTTATCTAACCAATTAATAAAGCCTTCTTTATCAAATTCATTGATTTTACCTGTAGAGAATAATACAGACTCTAAGTCTTGATTATATTGCTTTCTCCACTCTCTATAACCTGTAAAATTAGCATAGTTACCACTATAAGAGTATTCCCAATTCATAAGTTTAGATAGCTCTGCAATAAATTTAGCTTTATTGTGCATAACTTCTAAAGTCTCAGGAAGCATCTTATTATGATTAGCTCTCTTACTAAGTCTAGGTATAGTGAGGAATTTAGCCACCAAGAACTTATTAAATGGATTAGTACCATTGATAATCTTATAAACATACTTAAGAAGTTCTTTAGTGTATTTTTCATCACTAAGAGTATTATATACCTTAGTAACTACACCTTTTCTAGTAGACCTAATTCTAGACCTAAATAGGTTATCAAAGCAAGTATATTCATTGAATAAACCTGCATTTAAGAACTTAATAAATTGTTCCTTATGATTATCTTTTAGCCATAAGAATATAGTGTAAAATGCTTCTCTATTAGCACTTCCACCATTATCTTTCTTAATACCTTTAAAGATATTGTGCTGTCTTGAGGTTATATCTCCTATTGAGAATAGTAAAGAAAAGAACATTTCTCTATGTTCTTTATTATCCTTTACTTCTTCCCAACACTTGTCTAACTCACTATATACTATAGTGCTGTTAGCTCCTTTCTCAAATATATTAATACAATTTTTTAATCCATAAAAAGGATTGTTGTTACTATTGTTTAATTGTATTTCCATAATAAAATTAGTTGTTTATGTATTGTAAGTAACATTGTTTTACCCTTAGAACTCTTCTACTTGGCTAATATTAGCAAGTTTATCTTCTAACTCTTTAATCTTATCTTCAGGAGTCTTTTGAGACTCTCTAAGTACATTTAATTGCTCCAACAAAGCCTCTTTATTAGCCTTATTATCTTCAATCTCTTGCTTATATCTCTTATAACCTATGATAAGATTAACTAATTCCTTTTGTTCTTTTGCTTTCAAAAGAGAACCCTGATTTAATTCATTAGATGTCCATTCATCCTTCTCTTCAAGACTCTCTATCTTCTTAGCAAGAGATAGTCTTATGTTATTAAGACTATTGATAGTAGTACAATGAATAAGCTCTATGATATTAATAGGAGTACCTAATTTACCCATAATAACATCATTATTAAGTAGTGCCTTAACAGCTAATTCTTTGAGCTTATCAAAGTGTTCTTTCTTAAAATTAATCTTCATATTTTATATCTTTATTATTAGACTTTAAACCTTCTTTGGTAGATAGCTTTAATTTCTTTTGCATCTTTTTCTGCTTGCTCTCTTTCCTCTAGAGGGTAATAATTACCTGAATTGTAGCTATCATCATCACATGAGTCTTCTCCCCAGTCTTCAGTACTTTCAACATTTCCTAAGCTATTTATGTATAAGAATTTTTCTCCTTTCTTTACTCTCTTTCTAATTCTTTCTATAGTCTTAGTTTCAGCATTCCAGCACAAACCATCTGCTTTTAGTATATCAAAGAAATCTTGTTTTTCTTCCTTTGTAGCATGTCTAAAACATTTTACACTCCAATTTGTGTTACTTAACTTTTGATCGTTATAATAACTATAAAAGGTATTTCTGTTTGGAGAATATCTTTCAAAGATAACTACAAATGAAGGATTATCTTTTACTACTAATATGTCTCCATCTTTAAAGATTTCATACTTTTCCTTAATAGTTAAAGTATTATCTTTAACCACTACTTCACAATTTTCAGGGATATTAATATTATCACCTATATTTAATGTTAGTTCCATTCTTAAATTTATTTTAATTCTGATTTATATTTTTCATAAAATGCCAACATATCTCTACATTTACCCTTAATAGATATGATATTATGTGATACATTACCAGATGTAGTAATATCACAAACTTGAGAAATACTCTTTAAAGTAGAGATGAATATTTCATACATTTCTTTATGTTCCATAGCTATACTTATTTTTGCATTAAACTTGCTATAATAAGGGCAAAAATATAAAGCCCTGCCATAACTAATACTCCATATACTAGAGTTAAAAATAGTCCTGTAAATATTGATTCTCCCATAATCTTAATTTCTATTACATCCTGACATTATTAAGCAAAGTATAATTGTTATTATAATTGCTATTGAAACAAACAAAATAGAACACTCAATTGTGCTTAATTCTGAAATTAATTCTTTCATATATTTTATTTTTATTTTGATTTATCGTAGATATTACCAATTACTTCTATACCAACTATAGAGTTAAGATTATAACCATTAGTTTCAAGATATGCATCTTGTTTTAGGTCATTAAGTGTTTCTTTGCAAATTCCAAGAGAAGTTAATGGTCTTACAGGATAATCTTCAATATCCCATATTCCAAATATACCACCTTCAAACTTAACAATACCTTCATACTTATGTACATAGCTTCCATAACCATGTAGATGAATATCACAGTCAGGATTAATACAAAAGGTGTCTAATTCATAGTATCTAATTATATCACCTTCATATATTTTCTTTCCATTTTTATCTTCTATTCCTGTATATTGACCAATAGAAGAAAGGTCTGTAATAGGATAATACCATTCCCCATCATCTTCATTAGTTACAATGAAATCTTTATAATGTACATTACAATGACTATTAATAGGCTTTTTATCAAAGTGTATATAATTTCCATAATGCCAGTTTTTAGCACATTTTGCTCTAAATAATATTTCTCTTTCCATATTTACTAATAACTTACAATTACATATCTATAAGCACTAAGAGGTCTTCCAAAACATAAAGGAGATAAGGGTATAATATGAGACCTTACCTTTACAGTATAACCTTTTCTCCTTAAAAACCTTGCAGCTATTTCTAATGGGTGATAACTGGGGTCTTCCATGATACTTATGTATGTACCACAATCAAGGCTGTTATGTCTACCTTTCTTAAGGTCCTTTTTAATACTTCTAATATAGCTTAGGATGTCTGCATAATTATTATATCTAGTCATTCTTTATTTTATAATTCTTCCTTTTCAAACTCTGTTTTATCAACTCTGCCTGTCATATATAAAGGGTCAGGTTTTAGGGTAGGAAAATATTTCTTATACTCCTTATAAAGTCTACCTTGTTCATTAAGTGAAATATACACAAAAGTATCTTTCCCATTTAACACATTGTTCTTTGTTAGATAAACTTTACCTGTTTTTGATAAGTTATTTCCATTAACTGTGGGCTGATAATACAACCCTGTTGGTTTGTGCTTAATTCTATATGGTTTCATAATTTATTTATTTTTATTAGTGGAGATGAGGGGAGTCGAACCCCTGTATTGCCATTTATTAATAATAAACTTTTACATGCTTTTTGTGATTACTCACATAGGGCTGAATGAATTTCAGCATCCACCACCTTATCTTAACAAAGCTAAAAATAAGGAAAAAGCTGATAAGCTATATAAGCTAAAATTATCACTATTATGTTCCTTAGTCAGTGATTAACTAGAGGCTTTATACTATTAAGCTGCTAAAAGCATAACAGTAGCCTGAGGTCTAAAACTAACCTTTGCATTTATTGTTTTCCTATTTTAAGGTATAAGTACCTGCATGATTTATTATTCCTCCATGACAAGCAAAACCATGGCATCCCCTTTTAATAAACCCTTCTAGACCAGATATTATATGGTCTTGAAGAGATATATAATAGATTTATTGTGTATAAAGTGATTATTTTAAAATAAAAATCTTACCTTGTTTCACAACAAAGTAAGATTATCCCAATAATTAAAATTAAAATCACATTTATGACAAATCATGTACTCTTAGTAAGACTCGAACTTACATCTAAGGTTTAGAAGACCCTTGTTCTATCCTTTGAACTATAAGAGTATAATACTACCTAACTTCACAGTCAAGTAGTAAAGACTTTAATATTAACACATTAAAAACAAAACCATTCATATTTCTTATACTATATATCACTTAATCATTTAATCTTCTATATGACAGTCTGCAACATAATCTAAATATTGTTGCTCTAAATCTTTTAACCATAAGTTATATACTTCACTTATAGCATGTTTCATTAAATTCTTGCTTTTAGCAAAATTAATCAAGTCAGTTAAATCTTGGAAATTCATTTAGAAGTATTAGATAATCGTTTATACTCTTGTAATACTTTAAGCTCATCTTTTAAGTATTTAATGAGCTTCTTTCTTATAGTTTCAGTATCTTTTATATTAGATTTTACTTCAGATTCTATATCTTTTGTAGACTCATTACTTACTATTAAATAATAAGTATCATGAGTAAAAATAGCTTTACAAGCTTCAAGTTTATCTATAAGATTCATATTGTGGATTAATAAATAATTAATAAAACTCCTCACCTAGTATATTATACTAAAGTGAGGAGATTGAATTAACACTTAATCATCAAAATTAAACTATGTAGGAATCATAATTTCATTCATCATTATCTATGATATGTAGTTTATCATTAAGCCATTTAGACCCTGATAATATATACAAATCATCATAGGTTAACCAATTACATGTGATTAAACCTAAGAATAGGTTTAATATAGTCCATATAATAAAGTAACCTAATGGGCAGTTATCTAAAGCACATGCATAGGCTATTAAAGATAAAGCTGTGACCCATAATAAAATAAATTTAAATATCTTCTCCATAAATGTGTCTTTTAAAATGTTATTACTAAATTTGTATCTAATCTTAAAGCCTCTTCCTTAGTAATCTTAATAAGTTTACCAAAGCATTTAGTATAGTATTCTACCTTTCTTTCTACTACAACAGTAGCATTAATATGTGTAAAATACTCTTCATTACTTTTATGGTTTTCTCTTAAAAGATTAAGATGAGACTTCCATTTATAAGAATCACTGCTTGCAATGATATTCCTATTAAATCTTTTTCTTGACATTGTTATTTAATTATTGGTTAAAAAAGGGGATTAGAAATCTAAATCCCCTATACTTCCTAAAACTTCCATAAATAAAGCTTCTCTTTCTAACATATTAAGGATATTGTTAAGGTGAGAATCACTTAAATCTTTAATAGATATAAGTGAACCATCTTTGGTCTTCCATTTAATTTGGTCAGAGTTTCTTTCTCTTAACCATGCCTCTAACTTGAGGTCTTCTATAGTTGCTCTTCTCATTGTTTTAAATGTTATATATTAACAGAATATCATTATATAAATGAAAGCTATAAACCCAAATAGAGTCCATAACATAAATAATGAATTAAATGAGCTATTAAAGTCATGAAAATCAAACATAGTTATTATTATTTTTTATTGTTTATATAAATAAATACTTACCTTATATTGGCTACTCTCTTTATAGATACTATAAATTTTTACCTCACAGGAATATACCCTTTACTAATATTAATGATTAAACTTCTTTTAGTAAACTTCCTATTTACTTAATCAAAGAAACTTCAGACTGATAATACCTAGCTAGGTTGGGTATTATAATAATACTTAATACTGCGTCATTATACTCCTACTTTATTACTTTTTACTCTTTCAATAGGCTTCATATTAATACAATAATACTAATAAACTTGCGTATTTATTTATAATAGCAATACTAAGGTAATACTACCTATATTATAGATAGTAAACCTTAGTATTAAAGGATTAATTAATACATCCTTATTGTTCTTTTTATCTCAGCATTCCATCTTAGACCTTTAGATTCAAGCTCTTTAAAAAAGAGTTGTTGTTCTTCAATAGATGCAACATGGAAGTATTGAGGTATCCATCTTTTATTATCTTCTTCTACAGTATTATAGTAGCTACAAAAAGTATAATTATAATTATCTACTTCATAGCTTTCAAAGACAACAAAAATTGTATGGTCTTCATTACATAAAATGTCACCATCTTTAAAGTTATCTATAGGCTTATTAGGTTTTCTCTCTTCCTTTTTGATGAAACCAACTGTTTTAGTATCATCATCCCAATAAAGACCATTAGCTTTAAGATGCTCATGAAGCTTTTTCTTCTCTTCTTCAGTAGCATGTCTGAAGACATTTTTATTATACCCTAATAATTGGGTATTATATTCTTCGGCTCTTTCAATAGTGCTATATAAAGCATCAAAGCCTTCATTACATCCTATAATTTCACAGTCTTTCCAAAATATTACTAAGCAATCACTTTTAGTTGATGCTAAGATATCCCCTCTTTTAAAATCATTTTCTATAATGATTTCATTATCTACAATAGTTGCTTTACAACCTGTTGGGATATTAATTCTATCACCTGCTGTTAATAGTATTTCCATAATAATTTGTTATTTATGATTAATGTGTTATTAAAGGAGAATACCATTAAACTAATGGTATATCTCCTTAAATATTTATAATTGTGTTTGATATAAGCTATCTAAAGTATTATGATACTTGTAATAGCCATTAGCTTCTAAACTATCTACTAAGTTATCAAATATACCAGTATCTGTATTTCTGTCAAGTAACTCATCAATGACAGCAATACATTTATCATTAGCATCTAAACACTGTTTTTTAAAGTTATTTCTTTCAGTAAGTTCTTTAATAAGTTCCTTACTATATGTGTTTTCTTTAGTGTGGCTTCCCATGAGAATGCCTAAAGCAAAAGAGAAAACACAAGCTAATAAAAAGCTTGGAATAATAAATTTTGAGTCCATAAGTGTGAATTGTTTTATTGGTTTAAGAATAAATTAACTTATAGTCCAACTATAGTTGCCATAGGCAAATTTATAGTTAGAAGCTTGTTCATAAGTAGGAAATATTTTCATAAGATTTCCTAAACTATCATATACATAGTATTTTTTCATCTTCCTATACTATCTATCTCTCTCCCTATACACATAGACATCATAAATAATGAATATAATAAGGGGAAAATAAAAAATATAAAGTATACTATACCTTTTATTATTTTGTCTTTTAGTTTAAGCTTTTTCTCTTCCATGATTGTCTTCTTTATATGTTATATTTAATACTTTACATATCTCTCTTGATAAATCTTCTTTAAGGTAATATTTATATTCCTTATTTGTATTTTTAGATACTTTATTGACAAAACATCTACCTGAAGAAGTTATAAATATAGGATATTCTATTCCTTTACTATCTTTCCAAGTAAATTTAGTTAATGTAGCTTCTTTTTTTTTGTCAGATTTACTACTAACTTGTGTAAAAGTATTACCATTTCTAGTAAAAGATTGAGCAATTATGTTTGTATTTACTAACATTAATGCCATTATAATTGTTATAAGTATTTTCATAGTTGTGCCTATTTGTGTTATATTTTTTATATACAAAATTTATTGTTTATATCTAAATGTGGTAAAAAAAGTAGTAAAGGTGATATTAATCACCTATACTACCTTGATACTCAGAGACTTACATTAAAGCTCTACTCTTGTAATATCAGCTTCTCCTTCCTTAGAAAGAGTAACTAATTTAGCCTTAGCTAAGTCTACAGACTCTCCTACACCAAGTGTTGAATTACTTGATAAAGGAATAAATGTCATACCTCCACCTTTCATATGAAAGCAAACACTATTGCCATACTGACTGTCTATAACTTCTGCTTTAGCTACAGCAGAAATTTCATCTGCTGAGAAAGCTCGTGAACCAGTTTGTGACCATTTACCTGCATACTGACGAAGACTTGAAAAAATATTCATAATAAAATTCCCTATTATAAGACAGCAAAGGGTCCTTTGTTTTTAATGCTGAATGCTAATTGATAGCTGTTAAATGTTAATTGTTAATTGTTAAATATGGCAAACTATGTTTACCCAGGAACAAAGGAGGAGTAATTAGCCATACTGGTAACACAAATCTAATAATAGATAACTACCAAAGTATAGTAGATAACAACCCCACTATCCCAAGGTCAGAGGAGGAGTAATTAGCCTTGCTTATACCAAACATTGTTCAAACATTATCTCAGTAATATTGCTTTTCACAATTGCCTATTCCCTTGATAAGAAAGAAAAGAACCAAAAGAAAGAATTAATCCTAACTACTATTTCTTTTCTTTCTTTATATATTTCTTTCTTTTTCTTTTTCTTTATGTCCATTTCTTTTTCTTTTTCTTTCTTTGTTGAAATATCTATTAAATTTTGTTGTAAACATTGCTCCTACCTGATGTCAAAAAAAAGAAAGAGTAGGAAGACTAATACCTCCTACTCTTAGATTATTTATTTTTTTGATATACCATGAATATCACAATAACTTATAAGAAGCTCTTTATATTTATACTTATAAGATTTACCACGATAGCTATACCATTTATCACAATAGTTACAAGTTGCTGTAAAGAGGTTATCATATCCATCATAACATGTTAATACTATTTCAGTTTTAGCTTCAATAACATCTAACACTATAGCCTCAATAGTCTTTTCTTCAACAGGAAGTGTAACTACTATAATATCTCTTTTCTTAATTGGTTTCATAATTAATGATTTTAAGTAATTAATGGGTTTATACAATATTAAGGAGTATTACCACTCACCTTTTATAGTAGCAATAAGTTCCTCTCTAACATAGTCAGGCACAACTACACAAGGATAAGGTTTCTGACAATATATAGGACTTTCTACAGCTTGAAGTTCAAAGAAGCCTTCAAGACTTGGAGTGACAGATATTAGAGTATTACCCTTAATAACTCCAATTTCTCCAAAGATAATACTAATAGTAGTTATCTCAAGAGTGTCACCTTGAAACTCAACAGTCTTATGTTGGTAGTCTGTAAGTCTATTACATACAAACTCTAGAAGTTCATTACAATTATTTAATACTTCCATAATGATTCAATTTATTAATGATTTATACAAAGATAAGCAGTTTAATGACATGCTTAGGTCATAATCTATTAGATAGATACTCTATAGATATCAGCCTCACCACTCTTAGATAGAGTGACTAACTGAGCTACATTAAGGTCTACTAACTCACCCTCAGCCAATTGACTATCTTGGTCAAGAGGAATAAAAGTAAGACCTCCTCCTTGCATAGTAAATTGAACAGAAGCACCATACTGAGAAGGCACTACAACAGCTTGAACAATAGCAGACTTCTCTTCATCTGTGAAAGAGCGTGTTTCTTTTACTGACCACTTACCTGCATAAACCTGAAGATTTTTAAATATATTCATAATATAAGAGCGGTTAACCTGTACACCACAAGGTTCTAAGTTAATATTAAATCAAATATAAAGGAGATGTAATTAATATCTCTTAAATAGTTATTAATAGGGAGAGAAGGAATGATAACTATCATTCCTCCATGTTAGCAAGTTTATCTAGTTTATCCTTAACTTCATAGTATTCTTGGGGATTAATAGTATCCTTCCAATCATACTTATTATCTAAAGATTCTAATAGTTGTTCTGTAACTATAGTATACTCATTATAAGCTTTGATTAACTCAATCTTATAAGGAAGTGTGTTATAGTTAGCCATGTGGAGGTCATTTGGTTGACCTACCTTAAAACCTGCTACAAATGCTACTATAGTAGCAAATAAGCATATAAAATGATAATTATTCATATATTAATTTATATCAAATACATAAGAGAGGTAAATAGATTACCTAGTCTTACCTAGGGGGTAGAACCCAATTCTAGGACTAAGGAGGGGTGGTTAGCTATATTGGAACTCACTCTTGTTAATATAGTCTCTCAGAAAAAATAAAAAAAATAATTATTTTCCTTATAAATATTTTACTTAAATGGTTGCATATTTAGAAAATATTATATACCTTTGCACCATGTAGTACACCAGATGTAGGTGTAATCACCCCTGAGGTAATCAAGTAGGGGGTCAGAAGTTGGGTTAGTAAAGAGCCTTATTATGGAATCTATTAAATGTGTTAGATAGTATTGATATACTAAAAGAAATGATTTCATATATAAACAGACATAGCTCTTGAGGTTGTCCCCAATACTACAGCAAATGTATGTCTTATAACAAGTTTTGCTAGAGCCAATACATCTGAGAAAAGGCAAAGGTAAATCTAGCTTTAGAGGTAATAATAGCCCGTGGACTTAGAAAGAGACAATATAAATTTTCAGTATTTTTTTACTGATTTAAATTTTCTAGGGACTTATTGTGTCTTGTTGATATTAGAAGTATTACTTACTCTTCAAGACCTATAATATAATAATGTATATAGTATGTGGAAAGATTTAACTATGTCAGAAAAATCTGATATAATGAAATTAAGTATTAGGAATGGTATAACAGATTTAAATGTTACTAAACAAATATATGATGATATTATTTCCAAAGATAACCATTCATCTATAAAAGATGTTATAGGTCTTGAAGGGAGTAAAGAAGGAGTATTAAATAAAAGTAGTAGTTCTCCTAATGTATATGCTCAAGGAGGAATGATGTCAGTTGCTTCTAAAGCTAAACAATACTTTGTCAATAAAGGTATGTCTGATGTAGCAGCTACTGGATTAGTAGCTAACTTAATTAGAGAGAGTAATCTTAACCCTAATGCTATTAATAATAATTCAGGAGCCTATGGTTTGGCTCAATGGTTAGGAGCTAGAAAGAAAGCCTTATTTAATAAATATGGTAGTAGACCTACATTCAATAATCAACTTGATTTTATTTGGAATGAGCTTAATAGTTCTCATAAAAAAGGGTTAATGTTATTACAACAATCTAAGAATATAGATGAAGCTGCTATTAATGCTTTTGGTTACTATGAGTTCTCAACAGGACCTAGAGCAGCTGTAACTGCTATGAATAAATCTGGACAAGCAGGCAATGATGCACTAAATAAAGGTGTAGACTTTGCAAGACAATTGGCTAATGGTAAGTTAAAAGGGAAGGCCAACTATAATTTAGGTAATCAAGGGGTAAATATAGATGATTTTAAACATCTTAGGTATCAGGAAAATAATGCAGAGCCATTTCCCAAGAAACAGTTTAATGCTATAGTACCTACATTTGAAGAGGATTTCTATAAACCTATAGAAATAAATATTCCTACTTTTAACAGTGTCATAGAAGACTTACATCAAATGGGACTAGGACTTCCACAAGTAACTTTTAATAGTAAAGTTCCTGAAATCCCTTATCCTTATTTTACCTCTTCAAGACCCTAAGATGAAAATTTTCATTAAAATATTTTGATATATTAATTATTTTGCATACCTTTGCCTTGAATTTAGAAAGGAGAGCATTCTTGATAAAAATAAAGATAGCAGGAACTCTTTATTAAAACTTCCTTTCAAGAATTTATAAGGGAGTCAATATTAACTTTAATTTAAAATACTTCCAGTAGTCCAAATCTGTGAAGACTAGGGCTACTATTTTAAAGGGTATGTAGTGATAATGGTTAGCATATCACACTGTCAATGTGAAGGTTAGGGTTCAAGTCCCTCATACCCTGCACTACATCAGTACTACTAAGTCCACCAAGCACAGTGGTGTAGGTGGCAAATGGAGTAGAGAACCTCTAGTGGAAGAGGAACTGCCTGCTAAGCAGATTGTACATAATAATGTATGTGAGTCAGACACACCTTACTCCGCTAATTATTTTTATTTAAATTGTATTAATTATGAATGTAAAGAAAATTGTTTTAGGTTTCTTAGTGGTAGTAGCATTGATTATTGGAACTATGACTTTGATTGGTTGGGGAGCAGCTATGACAGAAAGTAATAAGGAAGATGTAAAAGCTGTTACTGAACTATTGGAGAAAAATGATACAACTAATGCTAAAGTAGTTGACCTTATTTTCTCTCCTCTAGAAGAGATGACTGATAGAACTGGTAAACAAATTGATGTTCAAACCATAAAATATAATATGGTACTAGACTCAATTACTACTAATCATTTTGCTATCATCAAAGTGCATAAGGGATTCTTAAAATATAAGCTTGATGGTCTCTATGAAGTGGTTAAGTGAGAGTAATAGGATGCAACATCTAAAGTATGCTATCCCTGTAGGAATGGTATTTACCATACTATGTGTATTAGGATTAGCTACTGGTTTAGAGTTTAAAGATAAAGAATATGGTAATAAGTTTGATTGGTTGGATTGGGTAGCTACTATGATAGGCGGTTTTATTGGACAACTAATTCAATTATTATTAGTAGGAATATTGTTAATTTAATACTCATTGTTTTTAGGATTCTTTTTTATAGAATCAAGGTAGCTTAAAGGCTACCTATTTTTGTGGAGTGGCACAGTGGCAACTGCATCAGACTGTAAATCTGACATCTTTGATTTCCTAGGTTCGAGTCCTAGCTCCACAACTTTTTATTGGGAATAAGCTTAAGTGGTATAAGCTACTGACTGTTAATCAGAAGATAGTAGGTTCGAGTCCTATATTCCCAGCTATGAATTACATAAATAAAGTTATTAATTGGGGAATAAAACTCATTAGTAATAATACAGGAGTTAGCTCTAAAAACTTTTTCCTAGTATCAGTAACTTTAATAGGATTATTGTTATTAACTGTGCCTATTATAGTTCTTCTAGTGGAAGTATTAACTACCCATACAATAGCTACTGATTTAAATGGTATGGCAGCTTATATAGGTGCTATTGCTAGTGTATTTGCTACAGCAGGTATTACTAAAGCATGGTCAGAGAAATATGAAAATAATAATAAATCTTAGTTTAATATTATGTTAATAGATAATAGATATGAGATTAGTAATATAACATTGAAATATCCTTCTCTTATGGCAGAAGATGCTAAACAAAAGATAAAGGATATGTATTATGATTTATTATCTCGCAAAGAGTATTTAACTAATCTAAGAACAGATGTTATAAAATTAGAGCAAGAGTTGAAAAAAGCACAAGAAGCTTTTAATGGTTTATCTGTTTTCTTTGATATTACATTTGCACAGAAAGAGGTAGAAGAAATTAAAGGAGAACATAATATATTAGTAAAAAATCCTACTGATTATAGAAATGTAAAAATATAATAATTGTTAATTTTATTACATTTATTATATAATTATTTGCATCTTAAATTTATAATATTTATCTTTGTACTATTAAATTTAAATATATCTATATTATGGAGAAGAATGATAAAATATGGGATGCTTACAGAGCTTCAACACTAACAGCTTTACTACAGGTGCTTAATAAAGATGGCATAACAAAGGAAGATGTAGTTAGTACCTTTCATGGTGATAAAGAGTTTATAGCAGTTATTTATAAATAAGATAGTATTATGGAAGAGAAGAGAGATAATGGAGAGGATTTAGGACTATTACAACTTATAGATTATAGTGGTGTAAAAAGATTTAAATCCATTAGAAGAGCTATAAGAAGAGGTCATGTTTCTGTACATGGTAGTATTTATCCACATAGACCTTTTAAGAATGTATCCACTAAAGATGGAAGACATAGTATGACTAAACTAAAGCAGAGTATTTATGCACAACTTACCAACAGAGGATATTAATTATAATGATGAGCCTGTCTTTTATTGTAAGAATTGTTTGTCTTTAAGAGTAAGAGTAGTACCTGGTTTAGAGAATGCAGAGTTCTGTGATGAGTGCAATTCAACAGATATAGGACAATGTTCTATTGAAGAATGGAAAACATTGTATAGAAATAGATATGGGTTTGATTACTTAGATAAAGAATATTGATTAAATATACAAAAGCAATGGAAGAGAATAAAACAAAAAACAATGAAAGTAAAAAGCTTACTTATGAACAGTTAAACCAAGCTGCTCAACAAATATCACAACAAGCAGAAGCCTTATTCAAAGAGAATCAGCAATTAAAACAAACTCTTAATAAAATCAGTATTCAAAATAGTTATACTGAGCTAGGTTTTAGATTTAAAGTAATCGAGTTTTCTAATATGTTTCCTAAAGAGTTTGTTGATAAGATTATCAAAGAAATAGAGGAAACTATGACAGTTGTAGTAGAAGAGCAAGGAGTTGCAGAAGCAGATAAATAATATGGAAAGAAATGGGTTAAATAATATCATAAGAATACCCACTTCTTTAGAAGGTAAGTTTTTTAGATATTGGCTTGAATTTCTAGAGCCTTTTCATCATCTCACAGAAAGAGAAATAGATATAGCTACTGCTTTCTTAAAGCAAAGGTATGAACTAAGTAAAGCTATTAATGATGCTACTATCTTAGATAAAGTTACTATGAGTGATGATATTAAACAAAAAATTAGAGAGGAATGTAATATATCTGCTCCCCATTTTCAGGTTATAATGGGTAAACTTAGAAAAGCTAAATTTATAATAGAGGATAGAATTAATCCTAGATTTATTCCCTTAGGAATAAAGGAAGAGGATAACTCATTTAAATTGTTATTATATTTTGACTTTAATTCAGAAAGAGATTAGTAGAATATCAAAAGAACTTGCATTACCAGAGGAGTGTGTAGAAAATGCTTATAAAGCTTATTGGGGTTTTATTAAAACTACTATAGAAGAGCTTACTTTAAAAGAGGAGGTTTCAGAAGAGGAGTTTAATAGCCTTAGAACCAATTTTAATATACCTAATTTAGGTAAGTTAAGTTGCACTTATAAAAGATGGTTGAGGGTTCGCAAATATTATAAAAGAAAAGATGAATAAAATAAATATAAAAGAAATTAGGCTTCTTAATAATCGTGTTATCACAACAGCTAATGAATATGAAGAAGACCTTAAAGCAGGAGCTATTATAGATGCTAGACATGTAAAAGGCACTCTTAAAGAATATCAGACTGTAGTAGCAGTAGGTCCTATGGTTAGAAATATTAAGGAAGGGGATTTAGTAATGGTTAATCCTAAAAGATTTGCTAAATTAAAACATGAACCAGGTTCAATAAAAAATGATATTATTGGTGATAATCCTGTGGTTAAGTATAACTTTCCTATAATTGAACTTAATCATGCCAACCACCTATTCCTTTATGACTCTGATATTGATTTTGTAATTACTGACTTTGAGGAGGAACAAACTACTGAAACTAATATTAGTAATTTAATAGTTCCTGATAATAAAATTATACTATAATTATATAGCCTATGGGAACTTCTCATAGGCTTTTTTATTAATAGACCTATGATAAAATTGTTTAAATATGAAGGGTATCAAGTTGTTGTTGAGCCTGAAGCTTTAATGCTTAAACCCTTCAAACTTATATATAATAGAGATAGAAGTAAGAATAAGACTACAGCAATGCAGGAATTAGCTTATATATATTTCATGACTGACCCCAGAAGTGATTATCAATATCTAACAGATGCTGAAGATAGAAGTAAAGCTGTTATAGAAGGAGAGGGTATGTCAGATACTTGGAAACCTGATAACTTAGTATTATCAGCAATAGAGTTCTATAAATCATTTAACCCTACCTCATCACTACTTCTAGAGGATACAAGATTAATGGTAGATAAATTTAGGAATAAAATCAGAGATTTAAACTTTGATAACTTAGAAGTTAAAGATTTAAAAGATGCCATTGGTATAGTTAAGCAAATACCAGGACTTGTTAAAGACTTAGATGAAGCTGAAAGAGCTGTCTCTAAAGAAATAATTAGTGATACTAGAGCTAGAGGTTCACAAACTAAATCATTATATGAAGATGGGGAATAATGTAGTATTAGAGTGTTTTAATAAGACTCTTGATAAACTAAGATATGAGAAAGATATTAAAATTAGAGGACATTTTGTAATACACTCTAAATGGGAAAGAAAGCTAGGAACTCTTAAAGTTGCTTATACTGATATTGATTATATTGATGATAATAGAGTTCCTAGAAGAGTAGTACATACTCAATATGCTACAGCTATGAAGACTGGTCTTGAAGATGTATTAGTAGAAGAGTGTGAGAGACAATCTATTATTAAGTTTGTAGAAGTTTGGACAAAGAACTTTGATAAATTTGTAGAAGGAAGTTATGGAGTTTAGTGAAGATTTTTATATTCCTACTAATGAGTTTCAGACAGAGGTAACTAAAGAATTTATGGAAACCATGCCTGAAGAAGTGCAACAATGGTTTTTAGATTTTATTGAGAATATAGAGTTTATTAAAAGATTAATAAGTCCTAATAGAAGAAGAGCCAAAGATTGTCCAAGAGATAAAGAAGGGAAGATAGAAGTAGATATAACTAACCCTCATATATTAGAAGATATGGATTACTTTAGACCTATGGCTCTCTTCTTTAAAAAGCATGGTTGTTATTCCTATTTAAGACCTAATCCAAACCCAAATAGTGAATATAGAAGATTATTTGATGAGGAAAAAAGAAGGTGTAGAGAAGGATATGTAAGAGAGTCTGATGGAGAGTGGGTTACAGGTTATTTATATTGGTATCTTAATTACTGCCCTATTATGCTAACTAGAATAGAAGAAGGTACTAGTAGAGCTTCCAGAGTTGAAGATTTTCCTGATATGTGGGAAGGTATATACTGGAGATTTCACTATTTAGACCAAGCTAGAAATGCAGGTAAACATGCTATAGAATTAGCAAGACGTGGTTGCTCAAAATCATTTAGCTTAGCTTCTATTATGGCTAAGAACCTAATCTTAGGGGAAAATGAAAAGGCTAACAAAAGAGTTATGACTGTTCTTACTGCCTATCAAAAGGAATATCTAGGAGGTAAGGATGGTACTCTATCTAAGTTTGAACCTATGATAGACTTTGTAGCTGATAATACAGAATTCCCTAGATTAAGATTAGCTAGCTCCATGAATGATATGACATGGACTATGGGGTATAAGGATGAGTTTGGCAGAAAGAAAGGAAGTCTTAATACTGTTATTGGTGTGTCATCAAAGGATGATGAAGGTAAGTTAAGAGGAAAGAGAGGTTATATTTTATTTGAAGAAATGGGTTCTTTCCCCAATCTTATTAGTATCTATAATACTGTTAGATATGGTATGGAAGAAGGTGATTATACCTTTGGTTTAGCTTATTTAGTGGGTACAGCAGCAGAAGATGCTTCAGACTTTAGTTCTGCAAAAGAGTTACTATATAGTGCTGAAGGTTATCATATATATAATATAGAAAATGTATATGATAAACATGGTCAAGGTAAAAAGAGGTTTGGTTATTTTTTCCCCTCTTATGTTAATAGAAAGGGATGTATGAACAAGGATGGAGTATCTGATGTAATCAAGTCTCTTAAACAAATACTAATGAATAGATATAAGGCTAAATATAAATCAGCAGACCCTAATACTGTAGTAAGAGTTATTGCAGAGATGCCTATAACACCTGCTGAAGCTATTATTAAAGTTAAATCTACTTCTTTCCCAGTACAAGCTCTAACAGAAAGATTATTGCAATTAGAGTCTGACCCTAAAGCATTTGATGATGTGTATATTGGTAATCTAGTACAAGATAATAAAGGAGAAGTGACTTTTAAACCTTCAAGTGATGTCCCTATAAGAACATATCCTTTAAAAGATAATACTAGTAAAGGTGCTATAGAAATATTTGAAATGCCACAAAAAAATAATAGTGGAAAGATATATGATAATAGGTATATACTAGGCCATGACCCAGTAGATAATGACCAAGCTGACTCTAACTCTTTATCTTCTACTTTTGTCTTAGATTTATTCACTGATAGAATAGTAGCTGAATATACAGGTAGACAATCCTTTGCTGATGAGAACTATGAGATAGTGAGATTATTATGTCTATTCTATAATGGTAGATGTCTATATGAGTCAAATAAAAAAGGTATATATTCTTATTTTGCAAAAATGAGTTGTGTGTATTTACTGGCAGATACTCCTGAATATCTAAGAGATAAGCAACTTGTTAAGTATTCAAGTTTTGGTAGTAATGCTAAAGGTGTGAATGCATCAGCTGCTATTAATTTATATGCAAATGAGAGAATAAAAGATTGGTTATGTAAACCTATACCTACTGTAATACAAGAGGATGGTGAGGATAAGCAAATAACAATCCCTAATCTATATAGGCTTAGAAATAAAGCATTGATACAAGAGCTTATTGCTTTTACTCCTGAAATAAATGTAGACAGGGTGAGAGCTTTAGGTATGGTTATGTTATATAGAGAGGAAAAGATGATATTATATAATGGTTATATTAGTCAAGATAAATTTGACAAAGCCAATGCCAATGACCTTAGTAATGATGACTTTTTCACAAGAAATTATGATTACAGGTAATTAATAACAAAGTACACTAGCACTAAATAAAATTGTTTAATGCTTGTGTACTTTATTCTTTTTAGGTATCTTTGTACTAAATTTTAATAAAGAAATTATAAAAGTAAAATATATGAGTGAGGTAGTACAGTTCCCAGCTCAGCAAATACCCTTTAGCAAAAAGACTAAAGCATGGAGGAAACAATGTT